ATGCGGGATTGCTCGCGAGCGGTGAGCTTGAGGTTCATCGCCGCGCCCATTCGAGCGATTGCTTGAGCGACGCGACTTCCGCCTCAAGATCGGCGATCCGCTCGTCCTGCAATTCTTCCGGCACATGCCGTGCGACGGCCTCGCGAACCTGAACGCAGTTGTATCGATTGCCGAGCGCGTATCTCTCGACGGCCCACGGCGTTCCGGCAAGCAGATAGCGGACGATTTGATCAACTTCCTGCCAGATATGCGACTGGACGTTGCTCTCGACGCTATGGATGAAGCTGTCTTGCACGCGATCGAATAGAGCGTCGGCGATATCCTTCACCACCTTTTCGAGGACGGGCTTAAAGTGCTCAGCCTCTACTCCGCTCATGAACGCTTCGGCGAAGCGGTGAGCAGCGAAGTAGCCCGGCCCGAGATTGCTATCGGCGCCCTGAACGATATCGTCGGTTACGATAGGATCTTCTATCATCGCCTCAGCTCCCGCCTAAGCTGCGTATGCGTCGCCGCGCTCAGTTTTCTCCACGCCGCGCGTTGGCCGTTGTGAGCCCTCTTGCTGCGCTCGTAATTGGCCTTGAGACGCGCGAATTCGGCTGGGGACACGTCGTCTGCGAAACTCCGCGCGCGCAACGCCAGCCCAATGAAAATCGCGGCGCACAGAAGCATTCCGAGGCCGAGCGCGAGAATGACGGGGTGGGTCATGCGATCCTCGTTATGAGAGCGGTTCTCACAGCTTGAATTCCTGATGCTTCGTCACGACCTTGCGCTCGTCGCTGTGGTGACACTGGACGACGCGCCGGAAGCCGTAGCGCTCAAGCGGTTCCCAAGAATCCGCAGAGCCGCTTCCAATCGCAGCCCGAAAGCGCTTGGCAAAAAGCTCGAACTCTGCTTCGTTTAAGTAGGCAAAATCGTGGTTGATCTCGACGATCGTGCGCTGGCTCATGCGGCCCTCCGCTCGGCGAGTAGCCGTTCAATCATCGAAGCCTTCATGCTCGTCTCCGCCAATTCCAAGGTCGCAGCCGTGACGCGCGCCTGGCTCGCTTCTCTCTCGAGACGTGCGGCGCGCGCTGCGGGAAGCCATTCGCTTTCGATGAACCCGAGGAGCCTCCGATCCGTCTCCGCGCGAACCGTCTCGAGTTGCGCTGGCGAAAGGCGCATGAGCACGGCGCGCGTGGCGTCTATGGAGCGGGAAATCTCGGATCGCGTGCTGGTCATCGCCGCCTCCCTCAGTACGAGGGAGCCGAGAAGAGCCCGAAGCGCGAATTGTGCGATCGTGCAGCAATATCCGCTGCGCGCTTGTCGCCACGCCGGACAGCCGCGATCCACTGCTGATGGGCTTCGGAATAAAGATAGGGCGCCTTACGGGTGCCATCGCTGTCCGTGTATCCGGGACGCTTGCCTTGGGTTGCCATCGCCGCCTCTCTTTGTTCGTAAGAGGCAACCTAGGAGACAATCAGTCTCCCTGTCAAGGACAATTTGTCCCCTTGCGGAAAAATTCTATCGCTGGGCGCTGTCGTCCATTTCGACGGTCTCCGCGTGAGGGCGCTTTTGATGGCCGGTGATCAAATAATACAGATCGGTCCCCGTAAGAATGCAAAATCTCTCAATCCAGTAATGAGGAATCGGCGTCCGACTCTCATATTTCTTATATGTGGGTAGGGGAATTGAGAGGGAGGTAGCGACGAACTCCTGAGACCATCCGTGCGCCTTTCGCGCCGCCTTGACGCGCGCCACGAGCGCTTTTCTATACTCTCTTTCGCTTGGATCGACCGCCATTGGCGCATTGTCGCCTATGACGCCAATCGCCTAAAGGGACAAAAAGGCTCTTGACAAGGGGACGGATTGTCTCTTAGTCTCGGCGCATGAAGTTTGATCCGGCCAAATGGGCGCTCATCGACGAACTCGCGGAAAACGAGGGCGTTCCGATGGCGACCCGCAAGAAATGGAAAGCCCGCGGCATCCCTTCTGCTTGGCAAATCAGGTTTGTTCAGGCGCGCCCCGGCTCGCTGTCATTCGCTGATTTTGCTCGGCGAAGCGACGATGAGATCGCCGCATGAATTTGCGTGACGCAACTCCCTGCCGTCGCGCAACGGAGCGCGCCGCTTCCGCCCCACGGACCCAGGCGGCGCGCTCCAAACTTAAGAAGCGGCGCAAACTCACGGCGGAAGAGAAACGGCAACTCTATCTCGTCGAGTCCAACGCTGGGATTGGCTGGGATTACCCAAAATACAAACGATCCCACTTCAATCCCGCCTATCGGCCCACTGATCCCAGAAGGTTTGAGGGCGATGAGCAGACCTGAAGACGAGCTGGACATGGCGTCGGCTGACGTGATCGCTCTGGTCGCGCTGGTCCTGCTTTGCGCCATGGCGGCGCTGGTCGTCGGCGCGATAAGCGCCTTTGTCTTTTCCTGGCTTTCTGTCGGCTGAAGCGGGCGTTGGCGCGCCCATTTCAGCAAATACGCGCATGGCGATGATCGATAGCGGTTCGAATCTCAAGAGGTAATCCGTCCTTCCGTGAAGCAACAGAGCACGCGGAGAACGGACAATGCGTCCAAGTGTAGGGGATGTTTTCGCCATGACAGCAGTTGCCATTGCGAGGCGGTTAATCGCCGAAGAGAGAGTGGGGCGCGGCGTCAAGTGGACGGAGGCGCGCTCTATCGTCGCCAAGCAGGCTGGCGTGGCGCCCGGCAGCCTCGAAAACCTTGAACGCGGCCGACTGAAATTTGTGGATCGAATTGAGGGCAAGCTACGTGCGCTCCTCGTCAGAAAAATCGAACAACGGATCGCAAGCCTTACCCACGAACTCCAGCTTGCGAAAACTATGTACGGCACTAGCGACCCTGACGTTAGAAGAGCTGAAGCTTCGCTGGAAGAGGCGCGGAAAGCGCTCAGGAGGGAATAAGCCATGACCGCAGTCGGCCCAGGGATGAAGGTCGTGTGCATCTTTGCGGGGCCTTGGACGTTGCCGGGCGGCGCTCTCGATACCGGCCCGGCGAAAGGCAGCATATGGACGGTGACGGACGTCTGCGAACGGTGGGATGCCCTGTTTTTTACCCTGCAGGAATGGGCAGATCCGGCTCAATTTTTCCTTTCGAACGCCTTCCGCCCTCTCGACGGCGACGCTGAGCTAGAACACCTTTCCGCTCTCATCCGCCAGCCCGCGAATCCTGATGCTCCACTGCGCATGCCCGAGAGGGTCGCATGAACGGTCCCTCATCGCTCACGATGGGCCGCGCATCGCCCTCGATCCCCGCCGCAGTGCTGGACCCTGGCGGCCCGCGCACGCTCGAGGAAATGCAGCGGAGAGCCCAGGAGCGCAGAGCGAGATACGTGAGCGCCGTCATTGTTGCTTCGCCGCAGCGCTTGGCACCTTCCAATTCCCTTCCAGACAGGATCGAGGCGATTATTGCGGGGTTGACTGCCGAGGTTGAGTTTTTGCGGGCGACCGTCAAGTCACAAGAGATCCGGATCAATAAGCAAGACGAACTTCTCGATCGCGTTATGGATGAAGTGCGCGAGTCGGTCTCTTTGGCTAGTGCCTATCGCAGAATTGATAAAATTATCGAAGCATCTGCCGCTCATTTCCAAGTCAGCTTCGGCGATATAATCGGCTCGCGGCGAACAGCCGGAGCGTGCATGCCACGTCACATCGCGATGTATTTAGCCAAGACGCTTACCGTTCGCTCTCTTCCCGAAATCGGGCGAAGGATAGGGAATAGAGATCATACCACGATTTTGCACGGCATCCGCAAAATCGAAGCGCTTCTCCTCACGGACGACGCGCTGCGCGCCGATGTCGAGGCGATCAAGGAAGCGCTGGCGGGATGAAAGTGGGGGCGCTATCCGAGAAGGCCATTCATTCGGCTGTATTAGCCCACTGGACCGCGCTGGGCGTTCCGGGGACGCTCTTGGCCACGATCCCCAATATGCGGGCTGCGGGGCAGGCGGGCCTCACCAAGGGCCTCCCGGATCTTCTTTGCATCGGCCCTCAAGGCGTCGGCTTCATCGAGCTAAAGACGCTCACCGGCGCGCCATCGAAGGCCCAGCTTCACATTCTGGGCATCTGCGAAAGGTGGGGCGTTCCCTGGGCTATCAGCCACGGCAGGGATGAACCGATCGCGGTCCTTGAGCGATGGGGTCTAGTTCGAAGGGCAGCGGGATGACGCAGAACACGTCGCACGCCGTCATGTCGCAGCGCCATGAGGCGCATGATAGCCTTGATCTGTTTCCGACTCCGCCTTGGGCCACGAGAGCGCTGTGCGAATGGTTAAGGCAGCGAGGCATTGAGCGCGAGAGCACTGTGTGGGAGTGCGCCTGCGGCTTTGGTGACATGGCGCGCCCGCTGGCTGAGTACTTTGCGATCGTGCGCTCCACTGACGTTCAGCAGCATGGGGCAGCAGACGGGCTCGTCGACTTCCTGTTGCCGTGGCCGAACGCTCCGATGTTCGACTGGATAGTCACAAATCCGCCATTTCGCCTTGGACAAGCGTTTGCGACGACAGCGCTTCAGCGGGCGCGCGTCGGCGTGGCGCTGCTTGTCAGAACAGCGTTCCTCGAAAGCGCCGAGCGGTATGTCGAGCTTTTCTCGCATCTGCCTCCGAGCGACATTCTCCAATTCGTAGAGCGCGTGCCGATGTTTAAGGGTCGGCTCGACCGCAAGGGATCGACGGCCACCGCCTATTGCTGGTTGGTTTGGCGAAAACAATTCGAGCTTCGAGAACTCGGAGTCGCGACGACTGGAACGACGGAATTTCATTGGATCCGGCCCTGCCGCAAGCGCCTTGAGCGCGACAGCGACTATCCAAGCGACGCCGCATGACCCAAAAGCCCACCCCAGATCCAAAGTCCCCACAGAAGCCCAACCGCGCCCGCTGGCCCTTTGTCAGCAATCCCCCTTGCGTGTCAGCGCTGGGCAAGCGCGAGCCAGCGGAGAAGGCGCGGTGAGCACGCTATGGAAGCGAGCCTCTCCACGTGAGGAAAAAGTTCTGCGCATCATATGCGGGGCCGTGCTCAACACGTCGGACGCCCATCCGGGCAAATACAAGATCGATGCACGATTTGCGCGAGGCGTCGCCAAGCGTGCCGTAGGAACACTGTCGGCCCAATGGGCTGGCGTGTTGGCGGTCGAAGCAAGTCGGCCGTCAAGAGCGGCTGCTGCGGACTTGGTGATCGGTAGCCGCGCCGGAGTCACCTTTGCCCTCTCCGGCAAGCGCTCGGCTCAGTTCTCTAGCCGAAAGCTGGGGGGAGCGAGTGAAGGATTACGATCGCTCGCTCCCCTTAAGCGCGCCGAGAAAGAGCTAGCGCGGCGAATCAGTCCTGCGCGCGCTCGCGGAGAAATTGAGCGAGCCAACGCGCTTATCGAGGCGCTGACCGTCATGGGAACGTTTCGCAAGAGAGCGGAGAAGGCGCAGTGAGCGATCAAGAGCTCGTTGACAAGCACATTTCTGAAACGTGCGAGAGTCCAATCGAGAACGCGTTGGTGAGGGCGTTGCTCCGCACGCGTAGAGAACAAATTATGATGTGCGCTAACCGTCTTGATATAAAAAAAGAATTGCTCGGGCAGAATAAAATATCGATCGGAATGACTCTTCAAGCGAAAGTAGGACGCTATAGATTGGATTTTCTGTTGGGCCTGAGAGTTTTGGATAGCATCAAATGGCTGGTTGTGGAATGCGATGGTCACGATTGGCATGACCGCACGAAAGAACAAGCAGCCGCTGATCGGTCACGGGACAGAGAACTGCAAACGGATGGCCTCGATGTCTTTCGTTTTACGGGCAGTGAGATATGGAACGATTCAGAGTTCTGCGCCCGGGAGGTGTTCGACTGGATCGACGCCATGCGGGCCGCCCAATGAGCATCCCTTATATGCGGTTGTATGTTGGGGACTATCTTCGGGACACAATGCGACTGTCCACAGTGGAGCATGGCGCATACCTCCTTTTGATTATGGATTATTGGACTAACGGATCCCTGCCGGACGACGACGAACAGCTCGCCCGGATAGCCAGAATGTCGCAAAGCGAATGGATGTGCGTTCGCAGTACGCTCTTTTCGTTATTTGGACCAAAGTGGCGGCACAAGCGGATCGAAAAAGAGCGCGAAAGTGCGGAAATAAAGAGCACAAAAGCTATGCTGTCAGCGAATAAGCGATGGAAAGATAAGAAAAATCCTAGACATGCGAACGGACATAAAACGCATATGCGTTTATTAGGCGAAGGCAATGCTAGTCATATTCATAGTAGTTCTACTTCATCTGCCATTGATAGGGACAAGGGTCCTCCGAGAAATTACGTGAACGACCCTCCAGCTCCCTTGTCTCCAGCTGCGTTCAAAGCCCAACCTCCGTGACTCTCCTTTTCTATCGCGGTTCCATGCGTACAATCTGGGTAGGTCGAAAGTTGCGGCGCGTGAGTGTGGTTCACTTAGGGAAGCCAACAAATGTCACGCACAACTGAGATCGAAACTCTCAAACGGAAGAGCGAGGGCCAAGCTGAAGGCGTGACACGCTACGCGCCTTCTCGAGGGCCACGTCCGTTATCCCGGCTCGCCCTCAGCGAGTTAGCCAAGGCTGTCAAGGAGCGCAAGGAAACCTACACGCCCAAGCGGATTGATGCCCGAGGAGTTCGCTGGGTAGTGGCCTGCGTCCGTTCCGGGGATGAGCATGGGGTCGCGGAGGTGCTGAGCAGGATCGGATTTCTGGTCTATTTGCCGTTGAAGCGATTTGTTGCGTTCCGAGCTCGAAGTGTCGCGGGCAAGCGCGTTCGCCGCACGTACATTGTTCCCGTGTTCGGCCGCTATCTGTTCGTCGGCGAGACGAGCCGAGAGCTCGATCGATTCGATTGCGATAGGGTGATCGATGTGCTCAGACCCCCAAAGCATAAGCTCGTCGAGGCCGAAATAGACAAGATCAATCTTGCGGAAGTGAAAGGTAAATTCGACTTCGATGTCAAGAGCGCGAGATGGGCGCCTCACCAGAAGCCTCTCAAACGCGGCGATTCAGTTCGCGTGAAGGGGGGTCCGTTCGATCAATTCGCCGCGATCATTGAGGAAATAAACGCTTCCGGGCGCGTGAAAATCGCCGTCGAGTTGTTCGGGGGAAAAACCCCCACTGAAGTCGACGCGCGCGATCTTGAGCACATTGACAGTTAGCCGTCTGATGTGCTATTGGCTTAAATACCAATCGACACCGTGTGTGGTAATTTTGCAACCCCACGGTGCTGCCGCATTGGATTTTCCTATAGAATTCAGACGAATTCCCAAGCGAACGCGATTGCGTTTTAGGGCTCACCGACGCTCGCGCCGGGCGCGTTAGAACGCAGGCTCCTCATGGCTTCATTCCCCTGGTTCCCTTGGCGCCCCCGGACCCCAGTAGTCTGGTTTTATATCTACGAACAGCAGGACAGCCGACGAGCTTCCGGCCCCTGGAAACTGATCCAATCGAAGCAGCTACGAGCAGGAAAGATCACGAAAATGGCAGCGTTTTCACTTACCGTCGACCAGCCGGTATTCCTCGGGTTCTCCGAGTTTGATCAGAGCGGAAACCCCATGGCCCCGCCCGTCGCTGGCGCCGCGACATGGAGCAATTCGACCCCAGGAACGGGGGCCCTGACTCCCTCGTCGACAGGTCAGTCAGCCACCTACAACCCCACGGCCGCGGGCAGCGATGTCGTCACGCTGACGCTTGTCGCCGGCGGTCAGACCTTCACCGCAACAGCTTCGATCACCGTCGCCGCCGTGGTTCCTCCGCCGCAGGTTCTTTCCTCGGTCCAGATCACGCAGATCCCCGCCTTGGTCTGATCGATGCCCACGCGCGACAAGCACGCGCTGCCTGCGCGCGAAGCAAAGGCCAATCTCAGCGATTACGCCGAAGAGAAGCCAAAGCACGCAGGCGGGCGTCCGTCGAAATATGACCGCACCTTTCATCCCAGCCGCTTGATTGAGCTTTGTGAAGAGGGCTTGTCGTTCGCAGCCTGCGCTGGTGATTTTCGCATATCGCGCGAGACAATCTACGATTGGGCGGACAAATTTCCCGAGTTTTCTGACGCCAAAAGGATCGGAGAAGGCCTCGCGGTGCTTTTCTGGGAGCGGCAGAACATCACGCTAGCGCAAACAGGCGATGGCAATGCGACCGCCACCGTGTTTGGTTTGAAGAACCGCTCACGCAAGGGCGAGCGGCATGTTCCTGAGTGGCAGGACGTTTCCCGCCAAGAGCAGACTGGCGCTGATGGCGGCCCGATTCAGCACAACTTCACGGCGATCGAGCGGAGGATTGTGGACCCCAAATCTTCTGAATAGTACTCAGTTTGGCGGGAATCTGGCGGGTCGAGTTCGCCTTTTATGGGTCGAATCGCCGATGTTTCATTCGGAAAAATAGATTTGACCGGTTCTGTCCTTCAAATCCCGACCGCTCGGGTCTATCTCCCGCTGCTTGGCCCTGCCCGGTACAAAGCCGCTTATGGGGGACGAGGAAGCGGGAAGAGTCATTTCTTCGGCGAACTCCTGATCGACGAATGCATGCAAAGGCCGGGCACGCGCGCCGTCTGCGTCCGCGAAATCCAGAAGGACCTCCGAACGTCGAGCAAGATGCTCTTGGCGGACAAGATCGCGAAGCTCGGCTTAGGTCCGCTGTTCGACGTTCAAGAGGCGGTGATCCAGACGCCAGGCGGCGGGCTGATCATTTTCAACGGAATGCAGGCGCACAACAGCGAGAGCATAAAGTCTCTGGAGGGCTTCCGAATCTTATGGTTCGAGGAGGCGCAGAACGCCTCACAGACCAGCCTCGATCTATTGCGCCCTACGATGCGCGGCGGCGCTGAGATATGGGCCTGTTGGAACCCCAAGGCTCCGGACGATCCGATTGACGCATTCTTTCGCGGCCCCAATGCCCCGCCGCGTTCGATCGTGGTCGAGGCGAACTGGAACGACAATCCGTGGTTTCCGGACGATCTGCGCGAGGAAATGGAATTTGACCGCGCAACCGATCCCGACAAGTTCGCCTGGATCTGGGGCGGCGGCTATGAGCCGCGCTCCGGCTCCGGCCGGTACTTCAAAGCCGAGTGGCTACTCCCTGTCGATATTCTGCCGCCTCGAGAGACGCTACGGGTCTATGGCGGTTCGGACTACGCTGTCACAGACGAAGGCGGAGATTACACAGCTCACGTGGTGGTTGGGCTAGACCCTGATGGCAATCCATGGGTTCTCGACCTCTGGCGCGAGCAGGCATCGTCCGACAAATGGGTTGAGGCTTTCTGCGATCTTGTCATCAAGTATCGGCCTATGGCCTGGGCCGAGGAGAACGGGCAGATCAAGTCTGGCGTTGGGCCTTTCCTTGAGCGCGAGATGCGCGAGCGGCGCGCTTATTGCGCGAGAGAGCAGTTCCCCACGCGCGGCGACAAGGCGGTGCGGGCGCAGTCGTTCCGCGGTCTATGCGCTACGAGAGGCCTCAGAATCCCCGCCAAGGCCCCTTGGCGACCGGCATTCGAGAATGAGCTGCTTCGCTTTCCTGCTGGCGTGCATGACGATCAGGTCGACGCCTGCGGCCTTATCGGGCAGCTGCTTGACATGATGGCGGCCGGCCCGAAGCCGCCGGAGCCTGAGAAGAAGCAGCTCGATGATTACACGTCGCGGAATGTGAGCGACATGGCCGAGATTGATCCGCTGACGATTTGAAGGCGCGCCGATGGCCGAAACCGCACCGCAGCAGAATAACGTCTCCGTGAAATTTAAGGGGCGAAAAATACGCAAGGCGCACAAGCGCGGGCTGGTCTCTGACGCGCAACTGGCGAAAGCCCAGCAGAAGGAAACTGGAAAATGAGCGATCCGAATATCTATTCCCGCGAGCCGCACTTGGGCGACGATCCGATGCCTGACCCCAACTTCGTCGAGCCGGGTGTCCGTAAGGGCGCTCCCGCAATCGGTCAAATCATCTTGTTCAATCCGGGCGTCCACGAAACGGTGATGACGTCCGACCAGCCGCTCGCGGCGATCGTGACCTACGTCCACAAGAACGGAACTGTCAATCTCGCCGTGTTCGGCAAGAACGGCGACCAGTGGCAGAAGCACTCGATCAAGATGCTGGCGGACGACGAGGCGTACCCGGAACGCATCTCGTACGCCAAGCTGCCGTCCCACAAGGGGCCGGCTAAGGAGGCGGAGAAGGCCCACGTGGCGGATCTTCCGCGCCTTCCAGGCGAGAACGACGAGGCCTACAAAGCCCGCAACGACGCCAATCGGAAACAGGTCGAAGAGACGGAGGCGGCCAAGAAGAAGAACCCGGCGCCCTGGCCATTCAACCCCGCGCCACCGGCCAATGTACCGCCGGCCAATCCCATCCCGGCCCCCAATACGCCGATGCAGTATTAAGCGGAACTTCCCAGTGATCTGACGAGGAAGAGAAGAGGAGCTACGCGCATGTGTGATTACAGCCTAGAAATGTATTCTTCGCGCATGGCCGTGGCCGGCGAAGACCTCGTGCTTGAACGTTTCGCCTCCGGTTCAAAGGGCTTCGTCGCCAACGCTGGCGATACGACCTGCGTCTGTTGCGAGCCGGGTATGACGATGACCCTGCATCTCGGCGAGGGCGATGTGGACGTCACCTTTGCGACGAATAAGGCCCTCTACTGCTACAAGGACGGCTTCACGCTCAGCAACGGCGAGTTCGTTCTCTTGCAGTCCTATGATCCGGGAACGAGGGCAACCGTCATCAAGCCGCTGCCGGATGCGATCACGGAAGCCGCTGGGGCGCCTGTCGCCTTCGAGCCTGAGGTCAAGGTCGAGGAACTCGTCCCGCTCGCCCCCGAGCACGTCTGATCATTATGGAATCCCCGAAAGGGGCGGCCTCCGGGCCAAGAAGATCGCCGACTTCCCCCTGCGCACGTCGGCGATCTTCTCCATTCGTCGGATTCCGGCCGACGTTCGCGGACATGGCGATCCTGGGCGTCATTGACGTGTTCTCTTGGATTCATGAGAAGTTCAAGGAACGTCTGAGGGAATCGAACAGCAAAGATGCCTAGACTGAAAACAAAGACGTGCTTGGTCTGGGATAATGGCTTATTCGTAAGTCTCGCCGTGACGCTATCGGCTCATTTCGGCAGGGTTCTCTACTACTGCCCGTGGGTGACCGGCTTCCCGACCTCTCAATTGCAGATGATCGGCGTCGGCGTGAAGGGGATTGAACGCGTCGACAGCCCGTGGCCTCATCTTGATGACGTGGACATTTTCGTCTTCCCGGACGTCTATGAAGGAGACGTTCAGCAATACCTCGTTGGGCTAGGCAAGCTGGTTTGGGGCTGCCGCGGCGGATCGGAAATGGAGATCGACCGCGCGAAGTCGAAAGAGATCAGCACGAGGCTCGGGATCGAGGTCGGCCCGTATAAGACAATGGTCGGAATTGAGAAGCTTCGATCCTACCTCAAGAAACACGACGATCAGTATGTGAAGATCAGCCGCACGCGCGGCGACATGGAGACATTCCACGCGCCGAATTATGCGGCTGTCGAAGGCCAGCTGGACTCGATCGATTTTAAGTTGGGGCCGAAAGCGGATCTGATGGAGTTCATCGTCGAGGACAACACGGGTCCGGCCATTGAGGTCGGATATGACGGCTATACGATCGATGGCCAGTTCCCGGCTTCTTGCCTGGTTGGGGTCGAGGCCAAAGACACGGCCTACGTCGCCAAGCAGATGAAATACAGCAGAATTCCCCCTGCCGTGCGCGGGGTGAACGACAAGCTCTCGCCGCAGTTGAAAAAATACCAGTATCGAGGCTTCCTCTCGACGGAGATCAGAAGCACGGAGGACGGCCACGACTATCTGATTGACCCCTGCTGCCGCTCCGGGTCTCCTCCTGGCGAACTCTACCAGCTCATCGTCGAAAACCTCGGCGAGGTCATCTGGTACGGCGCCGAGGGCATTCTGGTTGACCCCGAGTTCGCCGGCAAATGGGGGGCGGAACTCATCATCCTCTCCGACGCGCTGGCCGAGTCCTGGGTCAAGGTGAGTTTTCCAGAGGAACACGCGGCCAACATCAAGCTGCGGTATTTCACTGAGTACGAAGGCTCGCGCTACGTCATCCCGCAGGCCAACAAAATGCCGTTCCTCGGCGCTGTGGTCGGCTATGGCGATACCGCCAAGGAGGCGATCGACAAGGTGACCGAGATCGCCAAGACGGTCGAGGCGTTCGACATCAAGAGCCAACCCGAGGCGCTTGAGGCGGCGTTGGCGGACCTGAAAGAGACGCTGGGCAACACTGCCGATCAGCCAGCCTCGAAAGAGCAGACGCAGGCAGAGAGCGCGCTGAAATCTGGCAAGATCAGCCAGAGGCAATTCGAGAAAGTCTCCGAGAAGAACGGGTGGTGAAGATGCCGAGAGTCGCCATAACTTCGGCCAACAGCGGCGAAGGCGGGAAGGCCGGTCCGTACGTCCAGCCGCACAAGCGCAAAGACGGCCCTTGGGATGAGTACGATCTCGAGGACGCCGGCCGCGCGATGGAGCGCGCCGAGGAGATCAGCGGCAATCCGAAGTTCGTCGAAGCCATCGCCAAGCACCATGAGAAAAAGGCCAAGCACCACCGCAAGCTCGCCCAGGGCATGAAGGGCCATATGAAGCGCGGGCTCGTGAGCGAGAAGGCTCTCGAAAAGGCGTCAGAGAGCAACCATGGCTAAGAGGAAGCATCCCGTCAACGTGGACAGGCCGCACATCGTGCCGGTCGCCAATGGTGGATTCCAGGCGAACGCAGGGTTGCGGACGTTCCGATTTTCGTCTGTGCATGAGATGCGGACGAACTGGTGGCGAGTATTGCGCCGAGTTGGGTGTTTCGACTTTCCGAGCGCACCAGGCTGATCGATGCCTGACACCTCTGCCATCGGTCAGTCGATTGCGGCGTCGGACGCTGCCCGGCTCGCGCCGCTCGTCGGCGTTCCGCAAGACCAGCAGACCGGGCCGATCTCGCCGACCTTCGATGACGAGAAAGAGCCGTTCCTCGACGTTCGCAAACTGCGAACGCAATTCATCGACTATCTGACCTCGAAGACCGACGAGATCGAGGAGCAGAAAGACTCTCGCCACTACTACCACGGCGCGCAGTGGACGCCTGAGCAGATCAACATCATGCGCCGGCGCCGCCAGCCGCCGCTCACGTGGAACCGGGTCGGGCGCAAGATCAACGGCATTATCGGCGTCGTTGAGAGGCAGAGATCGGACCCGAAGGCTCTCCCGCGCCATGTGCGTTCCGAGCAAGGCGCGGATCTCGCAACGCAAGTCATCCGCTATGTCCTTGACGCGAACGACTTCAAGGGCGTCGAGCCGTGCTGCTTGCTCCAGTCGGCGATCGATGGGATTGCGGGCGTTCAGACAGTTCTCACCAAGGACGATGAGGGGCAGACGGATATCGCGCTCGTTGACGTGATCGGGGATGAGTATTTCTATGACCCGAAGTCCTACCGGCAGGACTTCTCCGATAGCCGATACGAGGGGATTTCCAAGTGGCTCGACATCGGCGAGGCGATCGAGCTTTTCCCCGATAAGGAAGATCAACTCCGGGGGATGATCGAGGGCGATAGCGATCTGACGACGAACGCCGATCGCGAATACAAATGGGTCGTCGCCTCGACGCAGCGCATCCGTTTGATCGAGCACTGGTACAAGCACCGCGGAAAGTGGCGCTGGGCGTTCTATGTCTCGACCACCTTGCTCGATCAGGGTGTTTCGCCGTTCTTCGATGAGCGAGGGAGGTCGGCTCGGGCGTTCCACATGTTCTCGGTTGCTGTCGACCATGATGGCGATCGCTACGGCTTCGTGCGGAACATGAAGGGTCCGCAAGACTCGCTCAACCAGTCGAAATCTAAGGCGCTGCACGTCGCCAACTCGCGCCGGGTCATTGCCGAAAAGGGCTCGGTCGATGACGTCGAGAAGGCGCGGATAGAGATGGCCCGTCCGGATGGATTCATTGAGGTCAATCCAAAAAAAGAATTCAATCCGGACGATAGCGAGAAGGGTCAGCAGTTAGCGGCGTTCACCGCGATGGGGGAAAGCGCCGCCAACGAGATCGAACAATTCGCCTCGATCAACGTCGCAATCCTCTCCGGGACATCGCTGGCGAACATCTCCGGGCGGGCGATCGAGCTCTTGCGCCAGCCGGGGATGGCGGAGCTTGGTCCGTTCATCCTCGCTGTGCGGCGATGGAAGCTGCAGCTCTACCGCTCGATCTGGAACACGGCGCAGCGCTATTGGACATCGGAGAAGTGGCTCCGCATTACCGATGACGAATCGCAAAAGGCTACGTTCGTCCAGTTGAACGGCCTGTCGCTCGATCAATACGGGCGCCCCGTGCTTGTCAACGCGCTCGGCGCGCTGGACGTCGATATCATCCTTGAGGAAGGGCCGGACGTCGCCAGCCTATCGCAAGACGTTTACGAGATGATGAAGGGCTATCCGCCCGGCACGTTCCCGCCCCAGGTTCTCATCGAAATGTCGCCGATGCCGAGGACGCAGAAGAACCGCATTCTGCAGATGCTGAAGCCTCCCCCGAACCCGATTCAGTTGGCGGCCCTCAAGACGAAGATGGAAGGCGAGGCGTTGAAGAACGCCAAGCTGGCGGCCGAGGCGCGCCGAAACGATGCGGCGGCCCACAAGGCGCTTGCGGAATCGGCCGATCTCGGCGTCGACAACACGAGAGACGACGTCGCGCTTCAGCATCAGATGTGGAAAGAGGTTGCCGAGGTCGGCTTGTCCTTCCAGCAGCTACAGCAGCAGGCCCAGCAGGCCCAGCAGGCGCAACAGCCGAAGCCGGGGAAGGCTGCCTAACGTTTCGGCCTCTAGTCTGAGGAGGATAGGCCGCCGCCATTAAGAGCTCCAGACTCGTAATCTGGGCGTAGGGGAACTTGGCGGTCCCTCGGCGGCGTCAGACATGCCGGCGTAGCTCATAGGCTCCGAAACGAGTTTATCGCCTTGCATTAAGCCGGAGACGCGACATGAAATCGCCAGACGTCATTACGATCCGTTCCGGATACGGACGTAAGCGGTCTGACCGTTTCGTGACGGACCCAGCAACAGGGACAGAGCGCCCCACGCCTGAGTATCTCGCGGCATTTACCCGCGCACTCAATGGTGAGGCGCTTAAGTTAATCCCCGAAGCCGGCCGCCGCATAGCAGTTTTCAAGCGGGTGTAGCTCAAAGGCAGAGCCACAGTCTTCCAAACTGAGGATGGGAGTTCGATTCTCCCTGCCCGCTCCAACAGTTCGTCCGCCTCGACGATACGAGGCCCGCACGCGACCGCGATATGGCGCAACGCCCTTCGAGCAGGCGTGAATGCTCGCCGCTGTCTCAGCGACATAGAGAGAAATCCGAAAAATGGCGGAAGCAGAGGACGACATCCTTCGGGATGCGATCATTGGGACCGATAAGGAAATCTTCGCGGAAGGCTTCGGCAAGGAAGAGCTGACGCTCGACGAAACCGGCGATCGTGGTCTTGAGACCATGGGCGACGGGCTCGAGGGTCAGCACGAACCGGAGGACGAGGAGAACGAACCGGACGAGCCCGATAACGGTACGGACGACGACGCTCATCCGAAGGACGAGCCGGAGAATCCTGACGCGGTAGAGGCCAAGGCGAAAGCAGAAGCGGAAGCCAAGGACAAGCCTGCCGAACCGGACAAGACCGAACCGCAAGGGCGTATCCCCCCGGGAAGGTTGCGCGAGGAGGCTGAGCGCGCGCGGGCGGCGATTGCCGAACGCGATACGCTCAAGGCTCAACTCGACGCTGAGAAGGCGGCCAACGCAAAGGCGGTCTCCGATCTCAACGCCAAGTTCGACGCTTTGCTTGCGCTGCAACAGCGCCAGCCGGCGCCGAAGCCGGAAGACACGGCCAAGCCCAAGGCCCCTGACCTCTTCGAAGATCCCAACGCTTTCGCCGAACATCTCAACAAATCGGTGGCGGAAAAGTTCGACGCTTTCCAAAAGCAGATGCGCGACCGTGAGGTCAATGCAAGCATCGAGTCGGCTCGGGCCCGTCACGGCGAGGCCTTTTCGAACGCATGGAAGGCGATCGAAACCCTGCCGAAGAGCCCTGAAACTGTCCAGCTTATCCAACGGCTCGAAGCCTCTCCGAATCCCGGCGAGGCGATCGTGTTGTGGCACAAGCGCAACCAGGCGATCCGCGAGGTCGGTGACGACCTCGACGGCTACAAAGCCCGCCTCGCCGAAAAAACCCGCACAGAACTGATGGCCGATCCGGAGTTTCGCAAGGAACTCCTCGCCTCGCTGCGGAGCGACGCGATGACCGGCGATCAGGGCCGACCGCGAACCGCTGTGAAGCTCCCGAACTCGCTTGCGAGAACGCCGGGGAGCAATCAGCGCGCGCCGAATGACCTCGAAATATTCGATGGTTCAGAGAGCGCCACGTTCAATTCGGCTTGGTCAACTTAAGCCGCGCGATTCCCCTTAAGGAACTAGGGGCCGCGGCAACCCGAAAGGAGCAGGGCTATGGCCGCGACCGTAACCCAAGTCAACAACAAACTCATCGTCTTCCGAAAGGAAATCTTCCGCGAATACGTGCGTGAGAACCTGTTCTCCCCCTACATGGGGACGGACATCAATTCGATCATCCGCGTCATTCCCGATCTCGACAAGGGCGGGAAGCAGGGCGGCGAGCAGATCAACGTCCCGCTGATGGCCCGCCTTCAGGCGACCGCTATCGCCTCCGGGACGCTGATCGGCAATGAAGAAGCGCTCGACAACTATGGCATGCGGCTTTGGATCGATTGGGCGCGCAACGCCGTCGTCATCAACAATGCCGAAGAGCAGAAGTCGTCGATCGATCTCTTCTCCGAGGCGAAGCCCATGCTCGTCGATTGGGGCAAGGAGCTTCAGCGCGACGAAATCTGCGACGCCTTCTATGCTCTGCCGTCTCAATCTTCCCCGGCGGGGCTTGGATCGAACAACGGCCAGCGGGTCAACGGCCTCCTATTCGACGCCGCGACCGCAGCGCAGCGCAACACTTGGATCACCGACCAGACCGACCGAATCCAGATCGGCAGCTCGAACACGGCGAACCTCGTGGCCGGAAACTTCGCCTCGACGATGGCGAACATCACGAACGTGATGACCCTCTCCGGCGCGCTCATCATGACGATGAAGCGCCGGATCAAGAAGGCCAATCCGCGCATCCGGCCCTTCAAGTTGAAGGACAACGGGACGGAATGGTTTGTGTTGTTCGTCGGCCAGGAGCAGTTCCGCGACGCGGCAAACGATGCCGACATCAAGACGGCGAATCAGAACTCCCGCGCTCGTGAGCAGCAGGGGTACCTGAAGAACCCGATCTTCGTCGACGGCGACTTGCTCTACAACGGCGTGATCATCCGGGAAATTCCGGAACTCTCGCTCCGTCTGCCGGTCACCTATCAAACGGCGGGCGCGAGCGGGATTCAGGTCGCGCCGGCCTTCATGTGCGGTCAGCAGGCGCAAGCCTGGTGCTGGGGCAAGATGCCCACGCCGACTTTCCGCAAGGAGGACGACTACCAGTATCTGCGCGGCGCCGGCATCAAGATGGCCTACGGCATCGGCAAGCTGGCGAAGCTGACCCCTGCGGGCAACTTCAAGGAATGGGGAATTGGTACAGGTTTTTTCAGTGCAATTCCTGACGCATGATGAACTGACGGCGGCGCTTCGGCGCCGCCTTTCTCTTTCCTCCCTCAGAAGGCTTCCCTCCATGGTCCTCAACCGCATCAAGGCGGCGCTTCTCGCGTCCGCAATTGCGCTCGCGGCGGTCGTACCGTCGCTCGCGCTCTACACCGATCCCGGCGTCATCGCCGGAACCAAGATCATTCCCGAGCGCTCTTGCCAGTCCGGGCAGAACGTCTGCTACCTTCGGGCGACGATCAACTTCAATGACAACAGCATCGGAACGGGCGTGTGGGCGTTCACGCTCCCGTCCAGCGCCTACATCCTCACGGTCGACCTCGACGTCACGACAGCCTTCAACGCCACGTCGTCGAACACGTTGCAGATCGGCGCCACGGCGGCGGGGACTGACTTCCTTGCGGCGACCTCGATCACGTCGACCGGCATCACGCACGCCACGTCGGCGGCGGGCCTCGGAACGGCCGTGACAGGCAATACCGCGAAGCAGACGGCGATCAACGGCTCCGTTCCGGTCTACTTCAAATATGCGCAAACCGGAACCGCGGCGACGACCGGCGTGGTTACGGTCGTCATCACGTTCGCGAAGAACAACGACAAGTGATCGTCAAATAGGGGTGTCGAGGCTAGGCTCGACACCCCTCGGATCGAGGAGAAGTTCCATGGCCGACGCCAATGCCTCGCCTTCGCCGAAGCCTCCCGCCCCCGCCAAGGAAAAGGGCGAGATGGTGACGTACACTCCCGGCCCGGGAGACCCGCCGACTGCAAAATGGCGCGGCGTCGAGTTCAAGGCGAACGTGCCCATTCGCGTGACGAACGCCGCGCATGTCGATGCGGCGCGCGGGAACAGGTTCTTCCACGTTGGCGAGGGCGCGCCCGAGGGCGCCGGCCCGCGCGAGCTACCGAAAAATGCGATGGAGTATCGAGCGCATGTCGTCGATTGGATGGAACGAGTTCATTCGATTGACGATATCGCCGTCGCTTGGTCAGCCGATCGGTCTCTGCGGGAGAGATGCGAGGTCGGGCAGGACGATATCTCGTTCCTCGGAACGCTCGTCGAGCCGAAGCTTAAGCAAATGCGCGTTGAGGCTGGCATGAGCGAAAACGACGTCGCGGGCGTCTTCGTCAAGCATGGCGTTTTGGACCTCCCCTGGCGTAGCTGATGCCTGCAGCGCCTCTGCCCTCTCAACCGTTTCTCACGTACAGCGATCTCATTCTCGAGGCGCTGGCGAACCTCGGCGTTCTCGCGGCTGGGCAGACGGTTGCGCCGGAGGACTTCTCGTACGTCGAGGTTCGGCTTGATGCGATCTTCCGCAAGCTCGCCGCGCTCGAAATCGTTTACGCGCCGGACCCAAACAATATCCCCGGCGAGTGGTTCATTGATCTCGCCGCGATCGTCGCAGGAGAGTGCGCGCAGAAGTTCGGCGCCGGCCCGGAGTTCATCCAGCTTGGGCTAGGCGTCCCGCCAGGCTCAGGCAATGCCGCGCAAAGCCTAAAGATCATGCTTCGCGGGCGTCCTACCGGTGAACCACAGAGGACAGAGAGCTTCTGATGGCCGTCCAGCCGCCAGTCGACATTCCGTTTCCCCTTTCCACCTTCCCAGGCCAAAACCCTCAAGAGAGCGAGGGCAGGCTGATCAACTCCTATGTCGAGCAGCTTGGAGACGACCGCGCCCGCAAGTTCAAGACCATCCGTTCGGCGGGCCTGTCGCAACATGCGGCTACCACGAACAGTGGCTATCGCGGCGGCCTGACGGTCAAGAACCTCGCCTACGAGTGCTGGTCAAACGACGCGTCGACCGTTGATTCTTCGGGAGACGTGACGTCCATTGGGCCGTTCCCCGGAACGAAGCCGGTCTCCATCGCGCAAAACCAAGCGTCTCCGGTCCCCGATGTTGTGGCAGTCGATCTTGACAATGGCGCTTATGTTCTGGGGAGCGCGCCTGTTACGGCGGCGACCGCTACAGCGACGATCGGCGGCTCTGCCTTCAATTCCGGCGATATTGTCACGCTGGATTTTCTCAACCCTTATCTTTCTCCTCCGTTCCCGGTTTCGGTCAGTCACACCCTTGGGTCCAGCGAGTCGGCGTCGACGGTTGCGGCCTCGCTGAACACGGCGATCAACGCCAACGCAACTCTCGCGGCGAACAACATCACATCGACGGTCGCCGGGGCGGTCATTTCGATCAGCCAGCAGGGGTCGATCGGAAACCAGACATCGGTCATCGCGGCGGTCACGACGGGGACGGAAACGGTTACGTTCGTCCCAGCGTCAGGAGACCTGACGGGTGGCGCAGGAACCGTAGGCGCTTTCGTCGGCGGTGTCCCGACCCTCTACACGGCGGACACGATCCTTCCGGAGCCGAATTCGGTCTGCTTTCAGGACGGCTATTTCTTCTTCACGATCGGGTCCGGGCAGATTTACGCGACCGGCATCAACAGCCTGTCGATGAACGCCCTGACCTATATCACTGTGCAGGCCAAGGCCGACGTTCAGCTTCTCAGGGGCGTGGCTTTCTCCGGCCTGCTTCTCGCGTTTACGACCGGCTCTTGCGAGGTGTGGCAGGACGCGGCGAACCCGTCGCCGAACTTCCCCTATTCTCGCTTGGCGGTCCTCGAGTTTGGGCTTGCGCAGGCGACCGCCATTGCGGGGTGGGAGACGGGTTTTTCCGAACTCCTATGGGTCGCGCAGGATTTCGGCGTCCACTGGATGACGGCGGGCCAACTGGGGCAGATCAAGGTCTCGACCTCCGATCTGGACCGTTTGATTGAGGCCGAAATACGCGCCGGCAACATGCTCTGGGCCGGCGTCTATATCGTATCGGGAAAGAAATTCTGGGTTTTGGCGTCGCCGGATTGGACTTGGGAGTTCAATCTTCAAACCCAGAAATGGACGGAGAGATGGTCGCTGACCACCGCTGGCGCGTATGGCGCATGGCGCGCGCTCGGGGGACACCCCGCCTTCGGGAAATGGCTGGTCGGCGACGCGCAGTCGGGCAATCTGCTTTGGCCGGACGATACGAACCCGACCGAGAACGGCGCTCCCATGCTCTATCGGGTCGAGTCCGCGCCAGTGAAGAAATTCCCGTCTCAGCAGCGCGTCGCGCGTGCTGATTTTGATTTTGTCGTCGGCGTCGGCCAGGCGGTCGGGAACGTCTCGACGACGGTTATAGGAACCCAGGTAGGCATAGGCGGCGTCGTCCGACTCGAGGTCATATCGACGGCGAGGATGAATTCCGGCGATGTGGCCAATGTCTCGGGAGTTGCGGGAACGGTCGAGGCGAACGGCAACTGGACGATCTCCGTAGTCGATGCGACTCATCTCGACCTTCAGGCGACGATGTTCGTGAACGCCTACACGTCCGGCGGGATCGTGACGGACCTAACGACGACGCCCAACCAGCAGAATCCGACCGTCGCGGTTTCGATGAGCAAGGACGGCGGCCTGAATTGGGGAAACCCCCTTTTGAGGCCTCTTGGCTCGCAAGGCAACGCGCTGCGCACCGGCGTCTATGTTCTCAATCAGGGTTTCAGCGGGACGCAAGGGGTGCGCTGGCGGCTGGACGTGACGGACGCTGTCTTCGTGAGCCTCATGGGCGGGACGATGGACAGCGAAATGCGGCCTCCGGGGGTCTGAGGCCTCGCTATTTTAGTTGCGCGCCTAACTTGGCCAACTCGTCTTCGATTTCTTTGATACCGATTTTACCGAGCCCAGGAATCCGTCTTAGCTCGGACTTTCCGGCGGCCAACACGTCCGCGACAGTATGGAATTTGACGTGCCCATACTTCTTAAGCGCGTTGATCGTTCTATTGGATAGCGAGACAGATCTTTCGATTTCTTCGACCGAGTAAGCGCGCTTAGTAAGCTCTCTCTGAAGAGAGGCGATCATGGCTATCAGGTCGTCGTCCGTCATGGCGGATAGGATGGCTTCGGGAATGTCTCGCATGGGCGACAGTATAGGCGATTCATGGCAGCGAAACTAGCCCCTCTCCCGCAAGTGTCGATCCCGTGGATTGAGAATCAGGGACGCCCGACGCAGGCGTTCTTTCAGTTCATGACGGCGATCGCCGCGAACAACATCGGCCCGCTTGTCAGCGCGGCAAACGACACAGCCGCGGAGAAGGCGGGCGTCCCGATCAATGGCCTCTACCAGTCCAGCGGCGCGGTCAGAATAAGGCTCACCTGATGTCGTGGCTATCGGATATCGCTGGCGGCGGGGCGCAGAGCGCAGCGACGGCGCAAGAAGCCGGCCTGATGGCGGGCCTGAATACCGCGACCCCGTATCTGAACGCGAATCCGGGCATTATCACCCAGTATGGCGGGCAGGCGCTTCAGCCCTACCAGTCGAACTTCAACACCGCGTCAGCGGGGCTCACGGGGTCGAGCAACCAGCTCGGCAACCTGCTGGGCATGAACGGCGCGGCGGGGGATCAGTCCGCTCTCGCGGCCCTCCAGACGACGCCTGGCTATCAGTTCACGCTTGGCCAAGGAAACAATGCGATTAATGCCGCCGCTGCGGCCAATGGCACTCTCAATTCTGGCAACCAGCTCACTGCGCTCTCCAATTACGATACGGGATTGGCGCAGAACACCTATCAGGGCGCCGTGTCGAACGCCCAAGGCGCGCTCAACTCCTACGGCAACCTAGCCAATTCGTCGGCGGGCGGCATGGCGGGAGTGCTGGGCGGAGAAGCGAGCGCACTGACTGGAAACAACAATCTCTTGGCCCAGCTGATGCAGAGCACGTACACCGGCGTCGGCAAC